CCACCACCCTTTCTTCACTTCCGTGGTCGCTTGAGCTTGCGTAGGCGTTTCGGTATAACCGAGAGTATCCGATGTCTGGCCCCACGGGAAAGTGCTGCCAAGCGTGTTCTTGCCGAGCCAGATGGGTTCTCCGGTGGGTGGGAGGAAGCAGAATGCACCACGGTCACCAATCCGGGACATAACCATGTCAACGAAGGTTGGATCACGAAGCTCGGCGAGGAACTTATTGAGATCGCCAGCGGAGTACTTGATGAGTTTTTGGATATTCGGAAACATCACTCGTTGCGCGAGCAACGATTCCTCCGTACTGCCAGCCTCGATCATAGTCGGAAACGTCCCATCAATGCCGAACGACAGCAATATGTCATCGCCGTCGAGAGCAACGTGAAACGGTTGCAGGAACTTCTCGTCGACCTTCTCCAGCTTGTTGAAGGCAAGGAGAATACGGTGTGACGAATAGCCCTTCAAGAGTTCTTGGACGCCTTCGAGATCGCCACCACTGTCCGAGTTATCCGTGATGAGTTCGTGTTGGCCCTTGTCATCCGTGGATTGGACAGCATAGCCGCCGCCACTAGGGCAGGCTGCGAGTACCTTGCGGAGGTACGCTTCAGGCACCTCTACATTCGGTTCACGCACAAAAACGATAGTCTTATTCTCTTTTGACATGGTTCTTCCTCTGGTTGGAATCAGCTATCCGGGTGGACTACGCTGTCTTCTTTGAAAGTTTGGCCAGAGCCTTGGCTCCAAACCTCTTAGCTGCATTTATGACGTTACCGTCGGTGGTGGTTGTGGCCTTAGCAGCCGGAGCTGTCGGGGGATCATCCCCCCACGCAGGATGCTCTTGGGCTGGGCTGCCAATACCTCGGGCACGACGGCCTTTGATGGCAGACTTGAGTTGCTCGGGGGTGAGATGAGGCAACAGGTCAGGAATACCATGAGTCTTAGCCAACGCACGATAGATGTTGTTGGCTTCATCACGTGTTACCTTTCCAGCGAACCAAGCTTCTTCGAAACCATGTGTGACGATGTCCGCCAACACTTGCTTGACGTAAGCCTGTCGCTCAGCCTTCTTCTTGCGGCCCATGACGAGTCCCCTTTGGATACGGATGGTTCGTCGGTGTTCCCAATAAGCCTTGATCGAGGCCCGTCGATCGTAGGCAGCAACGCTGAGGACTGATACAATACAAAGCACGAGTACCGTGCTCAGAAAGACCACTCCTGCGTTGTCGGAAACCCACACTAGGGTAGTGTTCCACACATTCTTTCTCCTTCTGTGGTCGGAATGACCTAAGTATGGTGAGCAACAGAAAAGCCCCCGCAAACCGAGGGGACCGGTCTACGGGGGCTTACAGCAACTGACTGGGCGGGTCAGCCACTGGGAGAGTGTGTCTCTGGGATCATAGGATGGTAGAACTCTGTATCCCAATCAATGGAACCATCACAATACCTACCATACGCAATGTCTCTACTGAGATACTTAATGGACCGACGGTGCGCACCACTCCGTCGGTCTAACTCAATGATGTAACAGTATTCGGGATTGCTGGAATAGTAAAGCCTCGCCCGCGCAAATGCGTCGTCGAGTAGTCTGAAGTACCGCAGAGGTTCAGTACCAAGACGGACTTTCTCGCGCAGCTCTCGGGCTGCTTGGCGAGGCTCACTAATGGGTGTTGGTTTATATTGATAATTGAATTTAGCCAGCTCAGTCATGGTCACGCCTAGACCTCTGGCGGCATTGCGGTACATCTCCATTGCTTCTTTGTTAGGAGTACGGCCGCAGTTAATCTTTTCTGATGAATACGATTTCATCACACCCCTAGCTTTAGCCCTGTAGACTTTCATCTTCAGGCGCTTCTGCTGTAACCATCGTTTTGCCATCGGTTTGCCCTTTCCGATTGTACTTTCAGTATAAACGAAGTCAGTCCTTATGTCAAGCGGACCTACTCCTTTAGTTCTTGCTGTATCAACGAATAGATCGCTACACACTGTTGGGCGGTTTGTTTCCACGGACAGTCCCAATATTCGTAATACGGGACCGGAGCCTTTGGCGTATTCCAAGCGTCCTTGGAGACCACCACGGTGCGGCTATCAAAGCGACGAATATGAATAGTATTAACCCGTCTGCTAGGTACAAGCAAATCGTTCGGATCATAGTTGATAACCTCCATTGGCGGGTCGGTGTGAAATACCCGTACGTCCTGAATAGGCGCTTGTGATAGGAAGATTGCTGCGATTAAGGCCTTAGTCATCTCCGTCCCTTTCCCAGTAATATTTGAAGTTACGTTCCTCTAACCACCCCATTACCTTACTTGCTTCCCATCCATGGATAGCGTAGAAGATGCCGGTATTGGCTTCGAGGTAGAGTAGTTCATCCGTTTCGTACTTGAACCGGAGCTTATAGATTTCACCTGCGCGATGAACGATCATGTATTCCATCAAACATACTCCCATTTAGTAATAGTAACTGACCGACCAGCCCCGTTCTCTTGCTTGATGTAGTCAGCTACATCGTACCAATCATTGAATACCTTGGGTACCTTTGATATCGTTAGGTACATTAGTATCCTATACTTTGGTGGATCGAACCATATTGTATCTTTTTCACTTGACATGAGAATCTTTCCTCTGTATACTGGCGCGGTCCGCCAAGGATACTATACCCTTAGTACTATAGGGATCTTAAGGGGAACCTAAGATTAGGCACCGTCTAGGTAGTTACGCTTGGTGTTAGCCATCTCGAACTCAGCCTTCATTCGAGGATCAGCAAGATCAAGGAAGGTATTAGCCTGTCGACGTAAAGCATCTGAGATCATTGGTGATCCTGATACCTTCAAGGCAGATACTACTGTAACACGCACACCTTGCTGTTGTGCATCTTCGACGGCCAACCTGAAATCACCATCCCCACTGAAGAGGACGATATGGTTAGCCCATCTAGCTGACTTCATGATGTGAACAGCCAGCTCGACGTCCATATTACCCTTGTTCTTCACACCATCGACGCCATTGTCATACGTCTGCATGGGTTTCTGGACTACAACGTAACCGTTGTAGTTGATGAAATCAATCATCTTATGGATGTTGTTCTCACCACCAGCACGGTCAGGCAAGGCAGTGAAGTACATGCTCTGCTGTGGCTTGAAGTAAGCCAGCACACGCTTGTAATCAATCATGTACCCTACCTTACGGGCACTCTCGTAAGCGTTGGCACCATCAATCAATAACGCAGTAACTTCAGGTGGTTGCTTAGAACTCCACATTCCGGTCTCCTTGTAGGTAGTCGATGTACTTACCTTCCTTAGCCAGTGCATTGAATACAGCAGGTAATTTGTTAGCTGCAATGATGGCCCAAGGCTTTAGCTTAAAACCTACTGGCTTATAACCTAATACAATCATATACCAAGCGCGCAACATCCGTTTGCTCCGCACTCTACCACCGGGCTTAATGCGTAACATCTTATCCTCCAATGAAAAAGGACGGCAGAGCTAGGTGGGGGAATGAGCCCTAGCCCGTGCCGTCCGATCAACGCCGACTCAAACTACGGCGAAGCTAATCGTCAATACCGAAGCAAGCAAGGACTACCTGCCCTTCGGGTAAACTCTCAGTCGTTGACTTAGACACGACGAACATCCCATCAATCTCGTAGTAATGTCCGTCTGTATCTGCGTAACGAGCAGGCATACTCTTCTGCTCGTCGGTGAGATTGTCCGTCAATTGCTTAAGTAATTCTGTTATGGTCATCATCATCCTCCGATCGGTGAGAGTGTTCGCAGTACTTGGTACCGACTACCCAATACTCTGCGACTTCAGACATACCACGCGGGCCACATGTCCGCATAGCCTTGCGTACGGCATAAGCTTCGTTAGTGTAGCATTCCTTGAAGAACAAACCTGTCGGCTCATGCCAGAGATAGTAAATCATAACACCGGGCTTAACCTCAGCAATGCCCTGCCTACCACGCCGATGCAATCCGTTAAGCATCGGTATGACCTTACAAGGGATAGTCTGATCGAGCATACTTTGCCCTCCATTTCACACCGGCAGCTTTCCTAGTCTGAGCGATGCGCTTACCACGGTGCATAGGGTGAACACGCTTACCATGCTCAGTCATGGCCTTCCTGTTGGGCAATACAGCCCCACACGCACGACACTTAATGAACGTCTTAGCCATGTCACCTCCATATATCCTTGATGATTGCTAGTGCATAGTACACAGCAAAGAGTGTATCCGGTGAGTAACACGCAGGCACAGGGTAGAAAGGCTCCTCTAACCCAGCGGCGTACCGCTGAGCGTACTCATATCCGGCTGGCGTAGTCTCCTTGACACCAATGACGCCTACCATTGTCTTACCGTATCGGTTCTGGAAGTGAATGACTTCAATCATGTTCCCTCCGTATTGAAACCACCGAACGATGGTGACTGTGGTATTCAATCCAAAACAATGCTGTGGCGTAACATTGGTATTCTTTGTAACTTATAGCTCCGTTCTTTCTATTACGGAACGTAACAGTCCATACAGTATGTTCCATAGTATCCTCCTAACGCAGGTCAATCCGCAGGTCGATGATCTTCGCCCACGGATACTGCTTCTTGAGTGCTGATACGACAGTAGATACGTGAAGTTTGTGATGGACCGATTGATCCAACACAGCTTTGACAGTCGGACGACCACGAGGGTTGTCCTTAATCTCGATTTCAATCTTCATGGCAACATCCCTGCCAGAAACGCAAAGACAACATCTTCCTGCGAGCCCTTTGGGAAGACAACGGAACCGTCGATACGTACCGGCGGCTGAGGTTTGATGTCCAGCTTGAGGGTATAGTGAACCTCATAACCAAAAGGTGCCTTGTACGCTACTTGAACAGTGCAGCCATTGCCCTGAAGCCAAGTCGCTACACGATAGGCCAAATCTGCGTTGGCCGCTGCTCTTTTATCCATGTTATTCCCCTTTCGTTGCAATTAAAGTGCCCACTAACGTAAGGGGCGACCGACATGTAACCAACATGTTTGCGATGGGTATTGATCTATATCATCTTTCAGCGGGGTTTCAGCAATTCGCTCCTAGTACCGACCTAACTGTGTTGTCGGCTTACAACAGCAACCCCTATTTGAGCCGAACCCAAACATGCCAGTGCAGGCTAACTACTTCATTGGACCTACTCCGTTCGATCGAGATTTGGTCTCTCGATTGTACCTCTAGTCTAAACCCTTTATGTGCCTAAGTCAAATGAAGGTAAGTTAATAGCTTAATGAAATCAATAGGTTACAAGACATTGGCATCAGTAACGGATTAAACACATTACCCCGACACGCATAAGCGCTTAGCGACACACACGCACATGCAGCAAAAACCTATCATCAAGCCCAGCATTAGATGTTGTGCGCGTACGGGTACACACATACAACGTGTTGTTTCGCACACACATGCATGATTGATGACCTATCACTATTTCGGGATGGTGCAATGCAGCATGTGCAGTGCAACATGCATGTACATGCATCTATTGTGCGGTGCGGTAGTCGGGGCATAAAAAAACCCCGTGACATTTCTGCCACGGGGTGTGTCTATTAAGTCGCGCTTGTGTCTAACGCGGGGCAGTAGCTTGCCTAAGCAGCGGCCTTCTGATCTATGTCAGATAGACGGCCTTGAACCGATGGGATGTCAAGGATCGCCTTGGCCCACAGTTCCAGATCGCGGATCGCTTGCACCAACTGATCGGAGCCAGCGCCGTTAATCTGATCTTTGAGGAAGAGGCCGTATAGTTCCCGCTTCTTATCGGCGAGATGCTTGTTCGCGATAAACTCATGCACTGTCAGCAAGAAAGCAGACAGTGTCTTGTTTGTCGCGATATGCGGAGCGACTTCACTTCCTGCCGTGCCTTCTTCTGTGTCACGCTTGACCGTCAGCTTCAACGCTTCAAACGTGCCACCATTTTCCGACGCCTTGGCTGCATCGAACAACAGGAATGCGCCGACCGAGTACAACGACCATTCCTTATCAGGGTTGTCGATGTTCCACACCTTGATAGGCTTGGCATCCTGACAGACGTTGCCTTTGCTGTCCATTTGCGGCGCTGCTTCAACGTGAGGCAATGCGTTAACAGCTTCAAACTGCTTATGAAGGGCTAGAGCATCACGCCATGCCTTAACAGCGCTGTCCTTGTCCTTGTTAAGCGTAGTCCGAAGGGCTTCGAGATCAACCGGGCTCATCGCCAGAATGTGAGCGGGAACCGCGGCCTTGTTGGCCTTCTCGTCTTTAGCGAGTGCGATGAAAGCCAGATCGCGTTCAATGACCTGACCTGCCGGCGTTCGCTTGAAAAACTCAAGGTAGAACGACGTTGCCTTGAATTTCAACTTGCCGTCCCGATAGTACGGAACTTTATACTTGTCGGGACACTCGCCAACTTCTACGCCCGGCGTTGGGAAGGTATTGAGTACCTTATCCCCATACGTCACCTTGCCAAAGCCGAGCAAGATGAACGGTCCGCCTTGCCAGTCTTTGCGTGCCTGAACGATTACGGCAACAGCCTCATTCATTTCAGGCGTAACCATTGCCGACAAGCTATCGGCTAGCTTGTCCATGGTCTGAGCGATCGCCTTCATTTGGCTATCGGTCAGCTTTGGTGTTGCGCTGTTATGTCCCGGAATAGCAGCCGGATTAATTAATGCGTTCATTGTCTTTTCCTCTGTTTATGCCCAATGCCGTTGGGCGCGGTAAAGCTGGAAACCAGACTGCCCCTTCTGAACGCAAATACATGCGCCGTTTACGGGATAGCCTACCAGACAGTTAGTCACTGGGCGTTGCATCAATGCCGTACCAGCTTGACCATAGAATAAACCCTCATAGGGCTTAGCGCAAGTGCCCTCTAACGGTTATCGTTAGTTTAGTCGTTATACCTTAGTATAATGAATTATAATATGACTTCCTAAGATGTAGAATTATAGTTCCCTTCGGTTCCCCGTAAGGATATCCTTACAACGTAAGGTAATATATTCCTAGGCATATAGTCTTTACACCGTAAGGTAGCACCGCGCCATCATGCCGCGTTAGTGTCTTAGCCATCCCCTGCAATCTCAGGTTGCCTAAAACCGATAAAGGGGTGTTGGGGGTCTTAATCGCCGCAATGAACTACACCAAAACAATATCTCGGTAAAATTTCTAGATTCTTCGCTAGGAAGCCCGTACAGCGATTTTGTATGTTTTCAGGTACTCTGGTACATCTTTTTATTTTTAACGCACCACAGGCCTTCCTAGGGCATCCTAGAGGCATTCTAAGTAGTGGTGGTCGGTGTAAATTCCATATGTCTGATTTTATAGTCATGTTTGTCAAAAACCACGTCATACATCTGGATTGGGTCTGGGGTTGGACCAGCTATGACTTTCCAATAAATCTTACGCGGTGTGTTGTACAAATACATCAGTTCTAAGCTTCTAACTTTCATAATTACCTTTACATTCAATAGGTTAATAAAGCTAGCTTTAGCTAGCGTAATAGTGTATAATAGAGCCAAGGGTAAGGCCACCCTGATTTAATATATTAATATATCATAAAAGGAAATTTAACACAATGGCAATTTATAGAGGACGAGAAGTCCAAATATCAAACTACGTCCAACCAGACCTCACCGTCCACGATACCATTCAGGTAGTCGACAAGGATGGTCAGAGTTACTCACCTAAGGTCTCAGAGGTTCAATTCACTGAAGACGAGAAGAAACAATTGAAGAACTACCATACTAATCGGTTTGATCAAGTCAAGGTCATCTTAGAAGCAGACCTAAAGAAGCTTCGTGATGACGCTGATCCTAAGGTTATTGAGAAGAAGCAAGCTGAAGCAACTAAGAAAACTGTAGCCCCCACCCCGGTTACTGTCGTACCGGTGGCATAATGAATCAGGTATTTCATTTCATCAAGATAGCCGTAGCCGTCATTTGTGGCGTCGCTGCAGCTGTCTGTCTGTTTGTTCAACCCGGATTAGTCATCCCTCTCGCAGCAGTCTCAATCGCATTCAGCTTGATGCCTGAGTGATACATGTTCGGTTCGACCAACCAATTCAATCTTCTAATCGATAGATTAGATACAATCATAAATCTGCTGACTGTTCAAGTCTCAGATCAACAAGTAATTATACAAAAGGAAAATACACTCATGGCTACAATGCAAGACGTCCAAACCGCAGTCGCTGCTCAGAGCACAGTCGAAGACTCGGTAATCACCCTCCTCAATGGTATCAATCAACAGCTTCAGGCTGCAATTGCTGCTAACAACCCAGCTGCGCTAGATGCAGTCGTTGCTAGTATTACTGCTAATACCCAGAAGCTCACCGATGCGGTAACAGCTAATACCCCTGCTGTAACCACTCCATAATGCTCTACGCTGTAGACGGTAGTACAAATGCTGTTGTTGTAACTGGTTCAACCTTTGTTGGTGCTCAATCACCATCAGGAGCGATGAATATCGTCCAAGTCAATGGTTCTACCCAGACAGGGCGTAATCATCCGAGTGGTGCAATCAACGCCTTTATGTCTGCGAATGAAACAGTGAAAGGTCACGAGCATCCTTGTGGTGCCGTGAACCTCTCCGTTACACCTTACGTCTACAACACCGGTAAGATTACCGTAGTAGCATCATAAACAAAGGATTAAATAATGGCCCTTTATTCGGTCAATAACAAACAAGCTGGTACTCAGCAAGCTATCGCTGCTTCTCCCGGCAAAACAATGGTAAACCTCACCGCCCTCACAGGTGCAGCCACTCTGAAGCGTGGTTGGATCTATGAATGGGAAGTCGGTGCTGATGGTGCTCCTAACGCTACAGACTGTGCGATTACTTGGGAGTTCATGCGTAACTCCACAGTAGGTACAGGGACAGCGGTAACACCTTCTCCACTAGATACTGCAGACACTGCAGCTGGATTAGTCGGAACAGCCAATCATACTGTCGAACCTACTCTTGGCGTCTCTTTGATGGCAGTTGCGTTGAATCAACGTAATTCCCAACGTTGGATCGCTAGGGATGAGAAGTCAGCAATGATTGTCCCTGCTACTACAGTCAACGGTGTAGGCTGTCGAGCTTATTCACCGACTTATGCAAGTACTGGTGTTGTAACACTATTCTTCGCTGAATAATCCATGCGCCAAGCGCAAGGGTATACTATTATTACAGGACCTGATCCTGGTACGGGTGAGCGGGATACGTTCACCTGTGCCCACTGCAATCGTGTAGTAATTGTTCTCCCGATGCAACGGGCTGAAGACATGGGTGGGATTTGTCATCTCTGTGGTGATAAACACCGTCCTAGTTTTATCTGTCCGGGTTGTGTCGGTAAACCCTGTTATCCATTTGAAGAAAGACTCCAGAGAATGGAAAAACATGGCCTCGTTTCTTGATGTATGTCGATTTAATCCTACCTTAGGTGGTACTACAGATTGGACTGTATTGACGGCAGTGACTGGGTATATGACTCCAGCTAGTGCAGGTGCAGTCAACGGTGCGATTTATCGTTACCGTGCTGAAAGTGCTGATCTTACTCAATGGGAAGTCGGTTACGGAGCTTATACAGTCTCTGGAACAGTCTTAGCTAGAACTACCGTGTTATTCAATTCCTTAGGTACTACTGCTAAGGTAAACTTCTCAGTAGCTCCACAAGTTGCTGTCGTACTTCTTGCTGAAGATCTCGGAGCACTTCAAGTAGGTCAGATACCCGGTACAGCTACTAATGATGCTGCTAACAATGGTAATATCGGTGAAATCCTATCTGTTGCAATTCCTGTCGGTTCTGAAGTTAGTTTAACTACCAATACCGCAGCCAATATAACCAGTATTTCATTCTCTCCGGGTGATTGGGACGTAACTGGGGTCATTTACTTTGACCCTGCAACAACAACAACAATAAGTACTTTAGAAGGCTCAATGAGTCTTGTCTCAGCAACAAGAGATACTACCGTTGGAGTATTTGCACAAATTGGAGGTCCTACTGCAGGTTTTGTCACCAATGGTAATTACCTTCCTATTGTAGTTCTTCCTACTAGAAGATTTAGTTTTTCTACTACAACTTCTATATTTTTAGTTGCTTTTGCAGTCTTCGGTACCAGTACAATAGCTGGATATGGAGTTCTTCGAGCTAGGCGTGTGAGGTAATGCTCGGCTTTGATGCCTTAGGTAAACTTGCATTAGGACAATTACCTAAAGTAGCTACAGAGACTCCTCAAGCTTTAGTATTCAGTAAATTCTCAGAACCCTTCTTTGTTAAGAAGGTTCTTCCTAATCAATACACTGAACCTAGATTCCGCATCTTAAGACCGGGTGCTGCTACTCCCGGACCTTTAGTATTTACTAAATTCTCTGAACCTAGATTTGATAAGGTTAGACAACAAAGTAGTACTAATTCTTCTTTCTTCGTACAGCCAGCCGTTACTGCTGTAATCGTAGGCGGAGATTTCTCAGATTTTGATTTAATTCAATCTAAGAAGAATATCCAGACTGGGTTTAGTGGTTTTGTCTTTGTACCGCCTGTTGTGGTACAGCCTTACGTATTTTCTAGGTTTGAACAACCACAGTTACGTAAGTCAATCCAAGACTTCGACTTTGATGATTTCTATCGAAGTTCGGTATCTATACCAGTTCAATTCTCTGATTTTGAACAGCCAGTATTCAAACGAGTTCTGCAACAAGATCAATCATTTGTAAACCTACCTACAGTTCAGGTTGTATTTCAACCTTACGTATTTGGGCAATTCGATCAACCACTAGTCAGACGAATTCAGCAAGCTGATTCTTCGTTTGTAAATCTTCCAGTCATTGTTACTACGGTTCAACCGTATGTCTTTGGAGAGTTTGATCAACCGGTAAGTCGTAAGACTGTGCGTGATCAACCGGGATTTATCACGGTAACAGCTCCGGTTGTTCCGGTAGTTAATTTCACTGGATTTGTAGACAGTCTTCCACAGCAGAAACGGTTCCTCGAAGGATTTATTACTTCAGTTCAACCGAGGGTTGTTCAGAATTATGTCTTTACTTCATTCAGTCAACCCCAAACTAAGAAACAACTAAATGATCAATTTACGTGGAGTATCAGTACTCTTGTTTCTCAGCCTTATGTTTTTAGCTCTTTTTCTCAGCCGTTCGGTGTAAGAAGTCAGGAATACCTACATCAGCTTACTCAGTCTGTACTATACCCTTCAATCATTATACCTATTCCTAATTTTACTGGGTTTAATGATTTTGGTCTCGCCCAGCAAACTTTAGGAAGTCAGAATAAACAAGACGGTGGATATAGTCAGTTTACTATTCTACCGATGCCTCAGATTATATCGGTAGTAAACTTCACCGGATTTTCTGATTTCAACCAATCTAGAGTTACTTCTAAGTCATACCAAGCCGCGCTACAGTCTCAAGTTGATTTCTTTATCTTTGTTCCTGTTATTACTCCAGTGGACATTGTCCGGGGTGGTGGTAGATGGTTAGGTGAGAAGAGATATAAACAACATGATTCTTCTAACATAGACAAGAGTGCCTATAGCGAAGAGTCTAAGCAATTAAGGGTTATATTCAAGAATGGTCAAATTTACGATTATGATAACATCGAGAATTCAAAAGTAAAACGGTTTCATAAAGCTAAGTCATCGGGTAGATTCTTATATAAGAACATCCAAGGTAAGCACCCCACAACAAAAGTGAGATAATGGTTTCTAATAATTCTAAGTTAATACCTAGTACAGTCCCAGTACCTGATCCGACCAAGCTTACTACTGATGCAGTAGCGTTTCTAAAAGAAGAACTTCTTTCTACTATTGATTTAAAGTTAATAGGCTTGAAGGAATTATTCCTAGAGAAGTTCAAAGGAGTTTCGACTGAATTCGCTATGCGAGACATTGCTCTTGCAGCGGCATTTAAAGCTGCAGAAGCTGCTGTCAAACAACAAAACGAAAGTAATACGTTGGCTATTGATAAAGCCTCCGTAGCAACTACGAAACAAATCGATGCTTTGTATGAAAAGATCAATGATATCAAAGAACGAGTAGCCACAGTGTCTAACCGTAATTGGTCAGCAATGGGGGCTTACATCGTAGGAGCAATAGGTATTATAGCCTTGATAATGACGATCATGAATAGATCTATGCTCAATCACATATAACGGAACCTACATGAAGCGAGGACGACCCCTCAAATCTGTCGTTGAACAAGCCCGTACAAGTCGTAGAGAAATAGCTGAGTCTTCTCTGGTAGAATTTGTTAATCTTATTCATCCTCTCAGACTATTCGGCAATATCCAAAGAGAAGTCATAACGTGGCTGACGTCCAGTAATGGTAAACGTCATAAGCTTATACTTCTTCCTAGGGATCATATGAAGTCCGCCATAGCGGCTTATTATGCTGTATGGCGTCTTACTAAAGACCCTACACTAAAGATACTTTATATTTCAAGTACTGCCAACCTTGCTATCAAGCAGTTGAAGTTCATGAAAGACATTCTGACTTCTGATATCTACCGGTTGTACTGGCCTGATATGGTCAATAAGGAAGAAGCCAAACGTGAGAAGTGGACAGAAAGGGAAATATCAGTAGATGACCCGCGCCGCAAAGCAGAGAGTGTTCGAGAGCCTAGTATTTTCACTGCTGGTCTTACAACTAATATCATTGGTCTCCATTGCGATCTATGTATACTCGACGACGTCGTAGTCGCCAAGAATGCATATACCAAAGATGGCAGAGAGAAAGTCTCTGAACAATACGGCTATCTATCCTCTGTTGAGGGTACGTATGCCGAGGAAGTCGTAGTTGGTACTCGTTACCATCCTGAAGATCTCTACAAGGAAATCCTAAGTAAAGAAATAGAATTATACGATCTTATGACTGG